GCGTCGCCAATGTCGCAAGCGTCCAGGGCCGAACCGGCAGTGTGACAATCACCCGCGCAGACCTGACTGCCGCGGCAGCATCGCACACACACCTCGCTTCTGACATCTCGAACCTCACGTCCGTCGCCAACGTCGTGAGTGTAGCCGGCCGAACGGGTGCCGTAGTGCTCGGCGTCTCCGACGTGACGAACTTCACGAGCGTCGCAAACGTGGTGAGTGTTGCCGGTCGCACGGGTGCGGTCACCCTCGGCGTCTCCGACGTGACGAACTTCACGAGCATCGCAAACGTGGTGAGTGTTGCCGGTCGCACGGGTGCGGTCACCCTCGGCGTCTCCGACGTGACGAACTTCACGAGCGTCGCCAACGTCGTGAGCGTAGCCGGCCGCACGGGCGCCGTTTTACTTACTACAGCAGACGTTTCTGCCGCCGCGGCAACTCACGCCCATAACTACGTCCAATCGCTGAACTCTCAAACCGGCACGCTGTCGGTTGTCGCCGGCAGCAACATCACGGTCACGACGGCTGCCGGGAGCATCACGATTGCCGGCAGTTTAGGCGGCGTTTCCGGCGTGAACTCTCAGACAGGCAGCGTTTCAATCGTTGGCGGCGGAATCGTCAATGTTTCTAGTTCCGGCGGGACGGTGACGATCAGCGCCTCTGGCAGCACGCAGGCCGCCGTGGCCGCACTGTGGCCGGCTCTCATTCTTGGAGGTTAGTCATGGCAGCACCGAACATAGTCAACACGACCATCATCTACGGACGCACTGACGTCGCCGCCGTGGGGACCGCCGCAGCCAGCATCACAAGCAACACGGCCGCCTCAGGCAAGGTCTACAAGGTCAATTCGCTCATCGTCAGCAACGTGGATGGGTCCAGCGACGTCGACGTAAACGTCGATCTGTACCGCACTTCTCTGACGGCGGCGTTTCACATTGCCAGGACGGTGACTGTCCCTGCGGACTCTTCGCTGATTGTGGTCGGCCGCGACAACCCGGTGTATCTGGCCGAAGGCGACTCGATTCGCCTGACGGCCAGCGCCGCGGGGGACGCCGAGGCGCTGTGCTCGTATGAGGAGATCGCATAATGCGAGGGCGTCGCGGCGGTAGAATCGGAATTCCGCTGGGGCCGCTTGTCGGCAAAGCGGGCGGAATCTGGCATCTCGCGGAAGTCCTGCTCGCCAAGAAGAGCGACGGGTGGCCGACAGTCACGGCTGCGGCATCGTCGTCTCGAATTGCTTACGCTGTTCGTGTTAGCCCCGCCATGCACATTCAGTTCACGCAACTCAAGGTCAACGGAGGAACGCTGTCATGAGTCTCCCGCATATGGCATGGAGATACGTCGGGACGAGGACGTTCAACGTGGCGTCGATGAACGCGCTTCTGGACGAACTGCACACGCTCGGCACCTCTGGCACGTACAACGACGGGACTTCGCGGACGCCGGGAAGCGGATCGGCCGGAACGTGGAGCAAGGTGCAGATCAGTAGCGTGACAGAGTGCTTGAATGTCACGCCCCCGGTGAACGCACTCAACACTCGCATCATGATTGCTGGCGCGACTTATAACCCGTCGCCGCTGCCCACGATGCACAGCCCCGAGACATATGTCACGAGCAACTTGATGGTGAACCTCGTCAAGAACGCGGGTACGTTCGCAACGTGGAACGCCGCGAATCCATTCACAAGCGGTCAGACGTTCGGCTGGGGGAAGTGGTGGTCGACGGCGAACGGGGTCGGCAGCATCTACTTGTGGGAGGCGAAGGAAGCGATTGCGGTCATCGTGACCAACTCGTCCGGTGGAAGTGCGAGAGGGTTCATCGCGGGCGCGATCCTTGATCCAGAGTCAACCGACACAACCGTTGACTGCGAGTCGGACGGGAGGCTGTATGGTATTGCGCGCTCTAGTTCATCGACGGGCATCAGCACCACGTTCTACACTGATTTCGCTGGCGGCTACACCTCTTCATACAGCTACGCAAACCGCTTCCTCTACACGTCAAACACAAACGATCAGCCTTTCAACGCCGTCTTCTCGCCGGGGTCGGCTTCGCTGCTCCAGATGAACCCGATGACTGTTTTTCCTACGTCGCCGTCGGCGACCGGCTTGAAGACGCGAAGCGGGCAGTTCGCGCGGCTTGCGATTACGTGGCGTGGCTCAACCGCCGACAACATCCTCGGCCGCTTCCGCGAGGTGTACGCGTACTCCGACGGGCAACTCCCGGCGCGGCAAATGGACGGCGCAAACCCGATTGGATACATCTTCTGCGGCTCGTCTGTGTCGCAGGTCGACAGCCTGCTCCTTGAACACGCCTAAAACAGCCTTGACCTAATAGGCGACAGGCCGACAATATAGCGCATGCCGGAAGACCACCATTTCACCGTGGCCGGGGCGCGATGGCTCCTGCGGTTCTGCCGCCTCAAGGGTCAGGCGGCCGGCTGGGCGTATCTGCCGGACTCAAAGAACCCGCAGATGCAGCGGAAGATTCTGGTCGACGAGAAACTCTCCGGCCGCAGCCGCCTGGAAACGATCATTCACGAACTACTCCACGTTTGCTTCCCGACCGTCTCGGAGGAGCATATCACCGAGAGCGCAAGGGACATCGCCCGCGTCCTCTGGGCGCTCTCCTACCGCGAGACGGAGTGACCGCATGGCGAAGAAATCGGCCCTGCACAGCATCGCCCAGGCTGCCTGCACGGTGCATCGCCCAAAACGCTCATGGTTCAGCCGCCTGCCCGCGGAGGCGCAGGCCGAGATGGCGGAAGTGAAGCGGGAGTGGCTGACAGGCACTCTCCAGGGCACTCCGTTCTCCACGATCTATCGAGGAATCGTCGCACGTTGCACGGAGGTCGGATGGCACGCGCCAGACGCAGAGCAAACAATCAGTCGGTGGCTGCGGTCGCCCGACAGGTAGAGGTCGGCAGGGACGCAGAGGCGGCGAGGCTCAAGAACGAACTGGCGGCGCTTCGCAAGAAGTACGACGCTGCGCTCCACCGGCTCGAGGCCGAGAAGGACGCCGTCGCCGGCCTGACGGCCCTCGCAGACGTCAAGCCGAAGAAGATCGACCGCCGCAGGCCGAAGCACGGCAAGCCGGAGGCCACAGCGATCCTCGTGCTCTCCGACTGGCACGTCGAGGAAGAGGTTCGGCCGGAGACGTGTCGGAACCTGAACACGTTCACGCTGGAGATCGCCGACAGACGCATCCAGCAGCTTGTCCAACGGGCCTCGATGCTCATTGAGCATGAGAAACATCTGACCGGCATCCGCCGGATCGTCGTGGCCGCGCTCGGCGACTTCATTACGGGCCATATCCATGACGATCTCGTCGAAGTGACGCAGCTCGCCCCGCTGGCCGCGACACGCTGGGCGGGCGAGAGGCTGGGGGGCGTCATCGACGCGATGCAGGAGATCGCGCCAGTGCTCGTGGCAACGTGCAGCGGCAACCACGGCCGCAGTACGAAGTTTCCACGGATGGCGACAGAGAACGACCATTCATTCGAGCAGCACCTCTATTTGACGATGGCGGGCCAGGAGCGGCGCAAGACCGTCGAGTGGCAGGTCGGCGAGGGGTATCTCAACAACATCAACCTCGACGGTTTCATCGTCCGTGCGCATCACGGCCATGCCATCCGGTTCGGCGGCGGCGTCGGCGGGCTGACGATTCCAGCCAACAAGGCGATCGCGAACTGGAACCAGGCGCAGCGGGCTGACCTCGACATCTTCGGGCACTGGCACTGTTTCAGCTGGCTTCCGTATCGGTTCGTCGCCAACGGCTGCTTGATCGGCCACAACGCATTCGCCGACCGCATCAAGGCTGAATACCAGCCGCCATCGCAGTCCCTCATCATCATCGACCACGACCACGGGCGGGTCACGAAAGTGCTCCCGATATTCCTCAAATGACACACGACGAAATTCAACGAGCCTGGAAGCTGGTCAATCAATACGGCCCGCCAAATTCCTGGACCGCCGCCAACGGCACCCTCGCCGCGGCCCTCGGCCGGGCGCTGGAGGAGATCGAGCGGCTCAAGTACCGGGTGGCGATGATGGAGAAATCGCCGCCCCCGGCGTGGCTGGGGAGGCGCGACTAGATGCTCATCGGAATATGCGGGGCCGCCGGCAGCGGCAAGGACACGGTCGCGGACATTCTCGGGTTCGAGCGGGTGGCGTTCGCCGATCCGCTGTACGAGATGGTCGCGACCGTCACGGGCATGACCCCCGACGAGATGCGGGACCGCGAGACGAAGGAGCGGACGATCGGCTGGCTCGGCCACTCGCCAAGGCAGCTTCTCCAGACCCTCGGCACCGAGTGGGGGAGGAACACGATCAGCCAGACAATCTGGGTCGACACCGCAATGCGGCGCGTACGGCGGCTGCTCGACGAGGGCCGCGACGTCGTGATCACCGACGTCCGCTTTGACAACGAGGCGGCGGCCGTCAAGGCGGCCGGCGGCGTGATCTGGCAGGTCGTCCGCGGGGCCGGCGGCATCCAGGGGCTGGCAGCCAGACACTCCAGCGAGTCGGGAGTCTCGCCCGTGCTCGTCGACAGGGTGCTCGGCAACTGGTCGACGATCGAGCGGCTGCGGCAGACCGTCGAAGGCGCCATCGCGGCCTGCCCAAAGGCTACAATGCAATAATACGCCCTGTGACACGCCACGAGCGGCCCCCCGAGGCCCGCGACGCACAAGGAGGTGCGGACTATGTCAGAGCCGAAGATTCGTCGTAAGTTCAAGGCCGTTCCCATCACGCTCTCGACGTCGTCGGCCGCTGCCACGACGCTCCGATGGGACGACGTTGCCGGCGGTGCCCTGGAGATGGGCACTGTCTCCACGAATGCCACGACCATTCAGGTGTGGGCCTCCGACGCCACGACTGGGACGTTTGGCCGGCTCTACAAGGTCGACGGCTCGGCGGCCGACATCACGCTCGCGCCCTCGACAACTGACGCCCGCGTCTACGCCCTCCCAGACGAGACGTATGGCTGCGGGGCGATCAAGCTCGTGTGCTTGCAGCCCGCAGCAACGGCCGCCGCGTGCATCGTGACCATGAAGTCGTAGAGGCTGCTGATGACAGCCGACGAACTCAAGCAGGGATTCTTGGACTCGATGCTTCGGGTGGCCGAACGCTTCGGCGTCCCCGTCGTGCTCCTGGGCATTCTGATCTGGCTGGGCCGCGAGGCTGCGATCTCAATGCACGGCACGATCGTCAAGCCCGTGGTCGAGGCGCACGTCGATTTCTTGGAGACGACGAGCGCCACGCTGAAGGAAATTTCCGTCACGCAGGAAAAGCAAGCCGAAACGCTCGACGAGTTGGCCCACGGCCAGCGCGAGCTTCGCGAAGAGGTCAAGACGGTGCGGGTTCTGGGCCAGGAACCGGCGAGGAACTAGCAATGTTTGAGCACTTCATCCTCGCCCTGCTCCTCGCCGCCGTGTTCGCGCTGGCGATCCGCAGCCGCTGACCTTGCATCACCACAGTAGCGCACTCCCATGGCGATGAATCAGAAACTCCTGCGACCGCGAGCCAGCGGCGGGCCTATTCAGGCTGCTGTCGCGGCAGGGGCGAATAGCGCGAACTACGGGCTAGCAGCCGA